GATACAATTTTAGTCGCGGAATCATTGATAGCCGCGAAAAGTCTTGAGATTGCGGTAAGTGACTGGCTGAACAAACTATCCTTGGCAGACTCATCTGTTCGTGATGATCTGCAAGAACGGTTAGTCAGAGCGGGAATTGAAGCCGTAACGGAACACGGGATGACAACCCCGGCATTCATCAGCGCCCTGGGGTCATTGCCTGAGACGAGCCGCGAAAACATTCGCCTGATCCGCACCCATATTCGTGAGTATGCGTCCACTCTAACTCAGGCTGGCGAGGTACATGCATGAAGCTAACCCTGCCATTTCCACCGAGCGTAAACACCTACTGGCGCGCTCCGAACAAAGGGCCACTGAAAGGCAGGCACATGATCAGTGAAGCAGGTAGGCGTTTCCAGAGTGACGCTTGCGCCGCAATCATTGAGCAACTTCGCCGACTGCCTAAACCGTCCAGCTCATTGTGTACAGTGGAAATCCTGCTGTACCCACCCGACAACCGACGCCGGGACATCGACAACTACACCAAAGGGCTGTTTGACGCGCTGACCCATGCCGGAGTGTGGGAAGACGACAGCCAGGTAAAACGCATGCTGGTGGAGTGGGGGCCGGTAATCAGTGGCGGCAAGGTAGAAATAACGATATCGGTCTATTCGGGGGTAACTGCGTGAGGGCATTACTCAAGCCGGTAGTCATTCCAGAACTGGGGCTGGTGGCGTTTCGCCCTGGCTCTCAGCTACTGCCTCATTTTCACCGGGGCCGCATGTTGATCGAGAATGAGCCTGAGCGCCTGTCTGACTTGCCCAGCGGTGAAATCCCACCAGCAGATCAGCCGCTGGCAGAAGACCCAGCATTACATTCGGTATTCGTTAACGAGGCTGTGTTACGTCGTGCTGGTGGCCTTTCAGGTCTGGAGGACTGGTTACTTCGTGAAAACTCCTGTCAGTGGCCGCATGAATCCTGGCACGCTGAAAACATTACGACCATGCGCCACGCACCCGGTGTGATTCGGTTGTGCTGGCACTGTGACAACCTGCTACGTAACCAGCATTCCAGCGCCGTGGAAGTCATCGCGCTGGCGAACTGTGCCGCTTACATCCTCACAGCGGTTCGCCGTGAACTGGGGTTCGATGACACCCATTCACTGACGCTGCCCGAGCTTTGCTGGTGGCTGGCCCGCAATGGCCTGGCTGATGTGATACCGGAAACGGCAGCGCGTCAGGTGCTGCGTCTGCCAAAACCGGTTATTCAGTCAGTAACCAGAGAGTCCGATCTTGTGCCAACGCGCGGACCCTCTGAGATTGTGCAGGAAACGGCAAAGAAAATACTGGCGCTTCGTATCGACCCTGAGACGCCGGAATCATTCATGCTGCGCCCAAAGCGCCGCCGCTGGGAAAACCCTACATACACCCGCTGGGTTAAAGCACAACGATGCGCCTGCTGTAACAACCCGGCAGACGACCCACACCACGTTATTGGACATGGACAAGGAGGGATGGGAACCAAAGCCCATGATTTATTCGTGTTGCCGCTGTGCAGAGCGCACCACGACGAACTTCATCGGGACCCTGTGGCTTTCGAAGCCAAATATGGCAGTCAGCTAACGCTGCTGTTTCGATTTATTGACCATGCATTAGCAATAGGCGTAATCGCCTGAGTGGAGAAAAGAACATGTTAAACCCGTCTGAGGTTGGTAAAGCTGGCGAACATGCGCGCCTGCGCACACTGGAAAGCATCTGGATTCAGGGCAAATTAAACATGTGGGGCCGCTGGTCATACATTGGCGAGGGTAAGGCAGGGAATATGTTTAACCAGTTGCTTACCTCTCATCACGTGACAAAGACAGCGATACAGGAAGTGTTACGCCGTATGAAAAAATCTGGCATCACTAAGCCAGAGCTTGAGGCGTTCTTTATAGAAATCCTCAATGGCAAAAACAAAAGTAGCCTGGCATTCTGCTCGGATGAAGAAGCCCTCATTATCGATCGTGTCATCTGCACTGTATTGGCTGGCGAGTATGACGGTCTGCTTAACGTACTTGTTCAGCGCTACCGATACCGCAAAAGCAAACGCAGACTGGCAGAACAACTCCAGATGAAACACCCGGAACTGACGTTCATGACTTGCCGTCGTCGCATTGATACTTGGCTAAGTTTGGCAGAATCGATGCTTTACGCGCCAATATGTGACGCATTCGATACAAATAGCAGCAGATTTTACTTGCAAAGTGAGCCAGTAAGTGTTTAACTTTATGTATGCTTCGCAAAGCTGTATCCAAAGCGACATCAAATAAAAGAGACCCGCCACTGTGCGGGTTTTTGTATCTATCTCCCCGAATGTCGTTAAGGTAAAATACCTTTAGAAAAATTAACACGCGAGGGTAACGATGGATAATATACCCAATGAATACTTCCTTAATACGGATGATGATCTACTTGCTTTTCTGGAAAAACAGGGCGAAGAAAGTATTAAGGAAATCGAGAAGGCAAATGATGCAAATCGCGAAAGCGGCTATAAATTGCTCAATATACTAATACTCGGAATTGGTTCGTCGTTTTTACTTCTTACTCAGAATAAGCAGCCAGAATTCATGAGCATCGGGCTTGGTGTTTTTACTCTCTACTGGACAGTCTGTGCGATTTATTTGGTGTTAAGAGTTTTATCAATTCAGCTAAAAGGGTTAATTTCATCACCGCCAGCCGTTCTTTATAACAACACATATAGAACTCTCGATTCTGGCGATTTTGAATACTTCCGCACCGAGGGTTTCAAGGGCAGTGATAGACCTTTGGATGTAATCAGACGTATTCGTCTAAAAAATTTAGAATTAAATGCTCAAGAACTTCTAAGAAATAATGTTCGAATTAGGACTGAACTTGAGAGAGTAAGGATAGCAACGATCCTTACTCCAGTATTGGCGTTAACTGTATCAGTTATTGCCTATCTTTCTTCTTAGACTTATTCAGGGTATTACCGACATGCGAGCGTCCTATCGAGTAGTCCTTTGGTGGGTTTGCTGTTCTTTCATTTGTTGATGAACTCCCACCTTGGTTACTGCTTGGTTGCGGTGTACTGCCTCCCGTAGTTTTTTCTGTATCACCCATTTAATTCTCCATATCTGATGTGATTTTCTCTAGCGATATTAACAATACCAGATACGGAAATACGCCGCTATTAGGTGGTAACTATCTATAGGCTCGCTTCGGCGGGGTGTTTGCTTTCCGGTGATACGACAGGGGTATTGGCGGGTTGCATTGCACCAGTCCCCCTGTCATAGCGCCGAAAAGCAAAACATATCAATCCTCGCAATTTGTGAGGTTTTTTCGTATTCAGGCCTCACTGACGGCGGCTCATTACCCAACCGTCAGGCGCTTGCGCAGAGGCCGCTTTCTTCGGTCGCTGGACCATTCTTTCAAGTGGTTTGGTTGTGATTATTTCGGCGGACGAAGCTCAATTGTTGACGCTATATTAATGTAAAGTTACATTACCTGAGTGGTGAATCCCCCTTTGCGGTGGGGCATTACTGGTAGCCTTTGAGTTTATATGCATGCGGAACGTTGCAGCCAGTCAGCGTTTCACCGGGAGGCACCCGGCGCCACATGATAGAAGTCTTTTCCTGATATTTTGCAGCCTGTTCGTCCGAGCAGGCTTTTTTTTGCGTTGAACCTCATACAGCCCTGGCATTATGTCGGTTTTTCTTGTTTTCAGGCCCCGGTCAATCATCTCTTACGTCTTGTTGTAAATCGCAGTCCGAGAGCCTGATCTTCCCTTTCTCACATCGCACAGCACTTCCCAAACGTGGAGGTGGAGCATGTATCGAATGGACAAAATCACAACTGGTGTGAGCTACGGTTTTGCCGGAGCAAACGGAGGGTTCTGGGTGCTCCAGCTACTGGCTTAGTCGTCATCACTAAAGTCTATTAAATCAGACTCTTGACGTTATATTAATGAAACGATTACATTATTTTGTGGTGAATCCCCCTGTGCGGAGGGGCATAACTGGTGAGTTTATATATGCATACGCATGCGGAACGTTGTGACCAGTTGACGTTTCACCGGGAGGCACCCGGCACCACATATAAAAATAAGTTGTGCGAAAAGTCGCTTGAGCCTGTACTTCACCGTGCAGGCTTTTTTTTCAAAGATTCTGCTTTCGGGTAAAAATGTAAGTGCCTTCTTTATCTGATTCCGTTACTAAATTTTCACTTTGGCAGATTACCAGCCTTAGCGCGCTGGTAAGTTCTTCAAAATCGCTCTCATCCCAACAACCAACGCAATTAAGAGCTACAGTGTCCGTATCTGGTGTATCAGTCCAGATTTCGTAATCCACCTTAAGGCTTTTTAAAAGGTACTCTTTTCTTTGAATCACGCCTTTAGGGAAAACAAAAATCACATCCGCCATGACTACCTCCTGTAATATTAACGGATAACTATCGGCGTTTTGTTCATAAACTTTAGATTAATTAATGAGTTGGGTTCCAATCTCATATGGACGCAATAAGATTTATACGTAGTGAATCGGATTCCATTGCATCCATTATCATTTGTGTTCGCTACCTTCCAGCCAGACATAATTAACCTGAAAATCCCATCAAACACACGGCACTTCCCAAACGCGGAGGTGGAGCATGCTACGAATGGACAAACTTACAACCGGCATTTCGTACGGTGCTTCCGGCGGAAGTGCCGCCTACTGGTTTAAACAACTTCTGGATGGTTACACCCCTGAGCAGTGGGCTGCAATTGGTGTAATAGGCAGTCTTTTTTTTGGCTTGCTGACGTATCTGACAAGCCTGTATTTCAAAATCAAAGAAGATCGGCGCAAGGCCGCCAGGGGGGAGTGATGGGGCAGAAAGCAAAGCTTAGTGCAGCAATGCTTGCACTCATCGCCGCGGGGGCATCAGCGCCGGTACTGTTTGATCAGTTCATCAGCGAGAAAGAAGGCAATGCGCTGGTGGCTGTCGTCGATCCCGGTGGCGTCTGGTCATTGTGTCATGGCGTAACGGTCATTGACGGCAAACCAGTTATCAAAGGGCAGAGAGCGACAGAGGAACAGTGCAGGAAGGTTAACGCTGTTGAGCGTGATAAGGCACTTGCATGGGTAGACCGAAATATAAAAGTGCCGCTAACTGAACCCCAGAAAGTAGGCATTGCGTCATTCTGTCCGTACAACATTGGCCCCTCTAAGTGCTTCCCCTCGACGTTCTACCAGCGCATCAATGCTGGTGACCGCAAAGGTGCATGTGAAGCAATCCGCTGGTGGATTAAAGACGGGGGCCGCGACTGCCGGTTAACCAAAGGCCAGGCGAACGGCTGCTACGGGCAGGTAGAGCGACGGGATCAGGAAAGCGCCCTGACGTGCTGGGGGGAATACCAGTGAAAATAAGGTACCTTATTGTGATTGGCGCTTTTATTCTGAGCATCATCGGTGGCCTGTCCTGGTCGGCATTTCACTACAGCGACAAAGCCGCAACTGCTGAGAACGAAAACCATGTACTCAAGTCAGACAATGCTCTGCAGGGTCAGGTAATAGCCACTCAGGCATTCAACATCAACCGCTTCAATAAATCCGCTGAGACAGCCGCGCGGGCAAACGCAATTGTGGCCGGGAACAGCGAAACAACGGTAATCAAATACCGGGAGATATTACGCCGTGATAAAACCTGCGATCTGCCTGTTCCTGATGATATCGCTGGTGGGCTGCTCGAATACACGAACCGTTTACGTGCCGGGGCAATGCACGCCGATTCCACCAGGGCTGACTCAGCCGATAGTGGCGCCACTCCCACCAGCACCCTGACATATTGCCAGGCGGTGTTGTGGATTCAGCCGCTGCTGGCCGCTATCGAAACAGCGAATAACCAGTTAGCAGGTATCCGAGATATCGAGCAACTACGACAAAACCCTCCAGAGGAAAAACCATGACCGTACGTGCCAAGTTCCGCTGTCACTTTATCCAAAAAGCCGACGACAATTCTCATTGCACTGTCCACATGAGCCCCGTTACCGACGACACGCCAGAAAATAAAACCTGGTCGAAGTACACGCCGGGTGGCCTGCTGCAAATGCACATCTCTAACCCTGCTGCGTTCAGCCAGTTTGAGCAGGGCAAAGAGTATTACATCGACATCAGCCCAGCCAATTAACTGGCCTGCAGGCGTATGTGCGTGAGCAGTTCCTGACCAGGATAAACTGAAAGTCAATAACTTATTGATTTTATTATTTTTATTGATAAACACGAATAAAATCAAGGTGTTGATAAATTTTGACGATTGATTCAATAAATAAAATTTGATAATTCCTATTAATGCCATAGTCTCAATAATGGTTCTGTCAGCAAAGCCAACACCAGATGACAGAACCTGTTACCCCGGCCAGATTTCCTGTCGCCTTCTGGGTGGCATCCTGGGAAACAGGATGCATCTTGTCCGGCTAGCAGTAATCAAGGCCGCACTGATTTCGTGCGGCCTTTTCTGATGATATTCATCAGATGCTCAATTACATACAGCAGACCTGTAGCAAGGTATAAAATGAAAAAAGTACTGGTGTTCTTCAATGCACAACCGGTTGTGGTGATACAGACAATCAAAGCTGTTACAACAATAATGCGCAATTATCCAAATGGGGAAGAAATCCATCTCAATATCATGCGCGTAGGAACTCACTCTATTACAGGCGCTCACAATGAAATCTATGTCGCTTCGGACAGGGAACTCTCAACAGAAGAGATAATCAGTGCAGCTAACAGGCTTCTTTAGGAAATTTCCGGGATGATGATTCCTGAGCGCCTTCTGGGAAGATAATCTATGATTTATAAAAGGTTATGAGAAAAAGGAGAGCGTGCATGAAACACGAAGAACTGGAGCGTAAAGCTGAGGAAGAAATTTCTGCTCTTATTACTAAAAAAATTGCTGAGCTGCGCAAGAAAACAGGCAAAGAGGTTTCTGAGATCGAGTTTATACCGAATGAGACCATGTCTGGCCTTGAGGGTTATCAAGTAAAAATAAAGCTTATGTAAAGTACAAAGGGCTGCTTAGGCGGCCTTTTTTATTGGCATTACAGCAGGCATTCACTGAGTGCCTGTGATAATGCTTTTTCAGTGATATTTATAATGAGATTAATCTGGCTATGGAGGTAAAATGTTCATCCTTGTAAACCACGTGGAGAGAGCCATGGACATTACCTTTAATGATATCCAACAGAGACACAAAGAATTACAAGATAAGTACAGCGATCGAAAGTTTGAGTTACAGGAACTTGGAAGGAAATTAGTTGTAGAATATATTGATTCATTATCGTTACCATCACAAATGTGGATAGATGCCAGCAAGGTACAGCGACAATATGTGACCATTGGGGAATATAACGATAAGAAACTGTTCGAGCAGAAGCCTATTGCTGGGTTTAATCTTGATAATGATTACAAGCTAAAATTTAAGATATCCACAGTTATTGACGATTCAGAATATGGTGGTGGGGCTTATTATCTTGTCTCGGTTGCGCTTTGGAAGGATAGTGGCAGGATTCATGTCGATATTGGGGATGGTAAGAAAACGGTGCTTGTTCCAAATCCTGAGGAAGAAGGTGCTTTTATTGAAGTTTGCTCCACAATCAAACAACTAATCTTATCCGGGTTTACCGACCCACGCCTGGATTAAAACATCATTTGATAGTCTATGAATATACATCAAGCATCCTAAGCCACTGGCATCCGCTGGTGGCTTTTTTGTTGCACCTCGTATGCTCAGGAGTAACCAATGCCAGCGTTAATTCCTCGGGCATGCCGCAAGCGTGGTTGCCCCGGCAAAACTACTGATCGCTCTGGCTACTGCGATAAGCACCGTAACGAAGGTTGGCAGCAGCACCAGCAGGGCAAGAGCAGGCATCAACGAGGATACGGCAGCAAGTGGGATATTCGCCGCTCTCGCATACTCAGCCGGGATAACCACTTATGCCAGTCATGCCTCAAAGAAGGTCGCGCCGTACCCGCTGTGACTGTTGACCATATCAAGCCGAAGTCGCAAGGGGGTACCGATGATGATGCCAACCTGCAAAGCCTGTGCTGGCCGTGCCACCGCAGGAAGACAGCAACGGAGAAAACCCAATGAGCTATACCCGATGTACCTATTGCGGCTCGCAGTTGCACACCGTGGCTAACTGCCCGAAGACGTGGGGAGGCTCTTCACGTCGGGCCAACCTCAGGTGCGGCTATTGCGGGCAGTCAGGGCATAACTCCAGTGCCTGCCCCCACAATGCAACCAGTGCGCGCCGTCGCACGCTGAATGATGACTTCACTCTGGATTGATATCAAAGTGAAATGATTCAAAATGCAACCATATCGATGTGAATGATATCGATTCTCATCCCCGAGGGGGGGGATCAAATCCCTCCAGCCGCGCGGCCTACGGACCGACGCCTGACCTTTCTTCACATCGCCGCAGGTTACGAAACTTTTTTTGGGGATCCCCAGCCGATCATTAATAGGAGTTTTCGATTATGT